GTCGAGAACACTGCCTGGAACTGCTGCACACCCTTGGTGATTGTATCAACTGTTAATGTGTTCGCCATGTCAGCGATACCTCACGCATTAACAGCGAACGCAACACCAGCAGTGTCACGAAGCTCGCCCACACCGTAGATGGTGTCCGCAGTGAACAGGTTCGCGAGGTATTCCTGCTTGTACTGCGACTGAGAACGAACAGACATCTGCTCGATGAGTGCCCACGCTGACTTGTGGAGCAAGAGACCAACGCGGTAGTCACCATACACCGTCTTGGTGCCTGACCAGTCAACGCTACGCAGCCCTTCACCAACGATGTCAGACGTGTACGTTGCATCGATAGCGGGAGCGGTTGCAGTCCAGCTACCAATGACATCAGCACCCGTTCCATCAACGAGCAGGTACGGGCAGTTCGTCGAGACGAGGACATCGATACCGTAGATGGACCCAATCCTGCCAGTACGAATCGAGTTGCCACCTCCGGACTCGCCAACGAACGCCTGCTCAGTGAAGCGCGCCAGACCGAGCAAGTTCTTCTTCTCGACGGGCGGGATGACGAGTACGCGCTCAGACTGCGGAACGTCGTTGTCATCTAGCGTCTGAATCATCTTACGAATGCCGGCATCAGTGAGGGCACACTGAAGCGGGGCAGTCGTAGACATCGCAGAGACGCAGACCCACAACGTCGAGCCATCGTTGCCTTGTACGAGCTTGTCACCCCATGTCGTATCAGAAGTCGTCGCAACTGCGCCACCCTGTAGATACGGAGCGAGTACGAACAGGTCACGGTCAACCTGACGCGCGAGTGCGTACCCAGCATCGTCCGTGTAGAACTGACGCATAGACGCAAGCGCCTGCACGTCGGCGATGTCCTCGATCAGTCGGCTGTATTCGTAATGCTTGTTGATCGAGAGGTCAACCTTCACTTCAGTCTTGTACTGAAGCGTCACTGCCGTCGCAGCCGCCTTCGCGAACGCAGAACCACGCTCCGGAGCCGGGATGTGAATCGTGTCGCCCTTCTTCCCGTTGTGATTCATGCGCGTGACGGCATTGGCGAGTACGAGGTTCGACTTGTACGTCGCGATAACTTCGTCAGACCAAAGCTCAGGAATGAATACATCAGCCTGCGTTAGGCCAGTTCCACCAGTCGGGTATGTTGCACTAGAGACAGCCATTTTACTCTCCTACATGAAGTGTTTAACGAACGCGACCGTCTCGATACGCAGCCATGATGTCATCTTGCAACTCTGCATATCGCGACGGGTCCTGCATCTTCAGCCGAATCAAGTCCGCACGTCGATACACCTTCTTCGACGATTCGCCCGTCCGGCCAGACTCGCTCGCCGCGCTCTTCAACGCCTTCTGACGCTTCTTCTCTTCGTCCTCGACGGCTTTCTTCGACTCGTCAACCTGTCTCAAGGTTTTCCAAGTCGATAGAAGCTCGTTTGCTGAGTCGAAGTCGTACGAGTCAGCTTCAGCATACAGTCTGCGACGTACGTTGGACGCAGCGACCCACTCTTGGAAGTCCTTCGTGGTAATCACGTCCTTCCAGTCCGGGTGCAGCTCATTCAATTGCGCCATCGCAGACTTCTTGTCGCTCACGGTGAGCCGTTCTTTCAGCGGTGCGAGTTCTTCCTGTAAGAGCTTCTTCACCGCCGCCTTCGGGTCATCAAAGAAGTCAACTTCGGGCTCTTTCTGTGACGGTACGTCACGAGTTGCCTCTTTCTGGAGCAGTTGGTCAGTCAATCGTCTCAACTCACCAATTTCTTGCCCCTTCCTGCCGAGTTCCCGTTCGAGGTTCTTGTACGAATCAATGATGTCCTCCAGCGACTTGCCTTTGAACTTCTCAGGAACCTCTGTCTCGGCGCGGTCTTGTGTAGTCTCATCGGCTACGGACTCCGCGTTTTCCACCAACACTTCATTGCCCATCACTCGCCTCCAGGGTTACGAGCACCACGTTCGTGCATGTCCGCCCACTTATCGCCGGCTGTTGGATTGCCTACAGGGTCCAGTCCCATGCGAAGGTATCCGATCTTAGGCGTCGATAACTGTCTGTGTGCAATGTCGCCACACTTGACGCACTCGATCTCAAAGACATGCGACTTTTCCAGACTCTAGAATGTGAAGCCACATCCGGCGCATCTGAAGTCATACAGTATGAACATTGTCTGTCTCTCCACTTGCTCTGATGGCTGTCTCTAGACTCACAAGTTGACGCAACTGCATCAGCCGACCACGTGTGTAGTACAACTGCTCAACACCGATGGCTTGATATGCCGCTTGCTCGACTAGAGCTTCCATCAACTTGTTGGCATCATCTATGACTTGCTTCCAACCAGGGGAAGCGAACATCTCGATGAAGTTGTCAACTCGTTCCGTTTCAGTCATCACACCGGGCTCTCGTTGATACGCTTCAACTCGATCTGAATCGGACTACGCTGATCGAGCTTCCCTTGTAGACCAGACAACGTACTCTTGATCTCACTCAACTGCGACGAGTAATCCGGCATCTGGTCCATCATGCCGGGCTGCTCTGTCCCGTTGCTCTTTCCGCGCTCCATCAACTGCGCAATCATCGACTTCAACTCGGAGTCATCGTACGATGGAGTCGCCAGCTGTTGCTGTTGCACTGGCTCCGGCCTCTCTTCCATCTTACGTGCGTCTGCGAGCCCCTTGTGGTACTCGATAACGCTGTTCAACGCTTCGAGCTTCGTGTCACGGTCCCGCATCATCGACTCGACGACCGTGTTGTACTTCTCTAGTTGCGAACCCAACTCCTCTGCCTCTGCCTTCGCGATGGACAGAATCGAATCCGCTCGTGACTTCTCCATCGTGGCCTTGACCTTCTCGGCTTCGATGACGAGTTCCTTCTCGCGTATGTCGAGTTCTCTGTTCTTCAACACGCGGTCCAGTTGCTCAAATTGAAGTCGCTTTTGTGTCTCAGCGGCATCCAGTTCGAGTCGCTTCTGTTCCAACTGAACCTGTTGCATCCGTGCCATGCCGGCGAGGTCTTGCGGCTGTTGCTGAGGTTGCTTCGTCTGCTCAATCATCTGGTCGATTGTAGCAAGCATCTCCTCCTTGTCCGTCATCGACGAGTTCGAGTAGATGCTCTTGAGCAATAACCAGTACGCAGGACTGCCAGGTGGCACAGTGGCAAGGAGTTGAGTCAACTGAGTCTGCTCGAACTCGCGGGCCATGATACCCATCGTCGAGTGGACGACGAACTTGTAGTCCTTGACCGGATAGCGCATCGGCGCGAACTGCATGTAGCGCCAGAGTGACTTACGAACTAGGTTGTCGAGGAACTGACGCTCGATGTTCTGCATCGTGCGCTTCGTTCGCTTAACCATACCCGCCACGATCATGGACATCCCACTCGCGGTCTGATTCCTCGGGTTGATGCCGACGGGCGTTGCGGAGTCCATCGCTCCGGTGCCCATCTGAATCATCCGTTCGAGGTCTCCCGTCCAACGGTACGTCTGCAAGTCCGGGCTTGTGAACTTGAACTCACGAATCGCTGAGTTCGGGTCGCCGTTGAGGAAGATGTTCTTGCCTGGCCGGATTTCGAACGACTCACCACGTGGTATCGCAGTTGCGTCAATCGCCAACATCGGGAACGTGGACATCGCGAGCGTATCCATCCTCGCTCGCAACTCCGCGTCAAGTGCCTTCTGTGGGTTGTACGCTTTCTCTACAACACCACGGCCCCAGAATCGGTTCGGCACCGTATCGTGCTGGTACGCGATGATGCTCCTGTCGCGCATCAGGTACGGGTTCTCAGACGCTTTCAACACAACGGAGTCGTTGCAGATGGTGACGATGGCTTCGATGAGGTCGTCCTCTACTTCTTCTCCCGTCTCGTCATCGCGTTCCGTAGCCTCTTTCAGTTCGTCTTTATCCTCTTCCTCATCGGACATGATGTACGACGCTGGCACCTTGCCGTGGTACTCTACGATCTTGACGTCATCAAACTCATCCGTCCCTCTGAACTCACCACGCGCTGATAGGTCTGGCCTGTCCGGCGACGAGCCAAGGTCTACGTCCCTGTACATGCCCATCTGTTGCTTCTCAAGTATCACATGACGCGGTATCCACATCACGTGAGCACATCCGAGTGCTTCGTCAACGTTACGCGCTGATGGGTCAATCACGAAGTTCGTCGGCTCAATCGGTACGAGCTTCACAACGACTTCCTGATTCGACACGCGCTCTCGTCTCGTGACGTACGTGCCCGGGATGCCTTCCTCCTGTACGTACGGATGGTCCTCGACTTCAATCGACAACTTCGCGATACCCGTACCGTACAACGCGCCGTTCAAGTACGTCTCACTAACAGCGGACGGTATGCCAGCGAGTTCGAAGTCCTCTATCAACTGACGTAGCGCCATGCCTACGTCGGTCTTGTCTGGGTCCTGCAAGTCGTCGGATACATCAATCCATCGACCACGTCCGAACGTTGCCTCTTCAAGCTCAGCAACCGTAGCCTCAACTGCTTGCTGCGTCGCCGGTGAGATAATTCGCGAACGCTCAGAGCGCCGACTCTTGTCAGCCTCCGTCCACACTCCGCGCCAGAGTCGGTAATACTCATCCCACTTGTCCCCGAAGTTGTTGTCTCTGTGCGTTTCCCATTCGTCGATACGCGACATGATCCAACTGACGAGCGGGTCTGACGAATCTATATCACCGTTCACTCTCTAGTACCCCGCAACAGCGTCCAGTGGCACCCACGGGTCCATCTCGATGTCACTCGTGTACACGACCTTCGCAATCTGGTCTACGTACGCGAGCGCGTCAAGTAAGTCATCGTGCGCCAACGGGTTCGGGAAGTCCATCGCCTGATTGACGAGATGCTTTAGATACTCGCCCTTGTTGAACGTAATCCTCTCGTGCTGCAATCGACCCTGTAATGCCCAAGTGATTCTGTCAACCTTCTTCTGCCCACCGTGCGACACTTCGAGGATTCGCGGGAACACACCAATGCGTCGCATCTGGTCATGTAAATACGGGTTGATTGCGTTCTTCAACGCGCCCTTCTCGATACCGACCGCAACGCAGTGCGACTTCTGCGCCTCTCTCAGTATCCGCACCGATGTCTCGCGTACGTCCCATCGACCATGCACGACGTCCTTAACCCACCATCCGTAGTGACCGACCTTGACGACTGCAATCGCTGACTCGTCCAGACGACGCAAGCGACTCGTGTTCGCCTTGATGACTTCCTCGTACCCCGCCAAGTCAACGGCGACGTAATACTCACCGTCCATTGGCTCGGGACCTTCTTGGAACTCCTCGGACACGAATATCTTGCCACTGCCAGACGCGAACGACGCTTCGAACTCCTGCCTGAACGAGTCGAACGACATCGTATCGCGTGCTGACTCGATCTCCGTCTTGTCCAAGAACGGGTTGTCACGCGATGTGAACTGGAACACCGCCCACTCGGACATGTCCATCGCCTTCGAATACAACTCGAAGAAGTGGTTCTTACCAGCCGGTGTGCCAATGAACAACGCGCCACCACGAACGTCTGACAACGTGGGCCGTAGAATCTCTTCCCACGTCTCGGGCTTCATGCTCGCGTACTCGTCAAGCACGACGTAAGAGAGTCCTACACCACGAAGCGTGTCCGGTCGATCCGACCCCTTGATGTGAATCTTCCGCCCGTTGATGAGGTTGATGACGCCCGTGTTCTCGACCGTCGATGAAATCACGTCCTTACCGAGATTCTTCAACAGGCGCCACATGATGTCCTTCGCCTGCGGGAACGTCGGCGCGACGTAGAACACGTCCTTACTCATCAAGTCGTAGCCGAACTCGTTCTTCTCTCTCAACGCCTCCGTCAGCAACTTCACACACGACACGTGACTCTTGCCGAACCGCCGTCCCGCTGCACACACGATGAACCGCTTCGGAGACGTGAATATCTCCATCTGAGCGGGATGTAGGTTGAACTTCAATTCCACTTCACGAGTCCGAGTGCGATGTACACAGCGATGAGTTCTTCTTCTTCCTGCTCCTCAATCTCACGTCTCGACCGACTGCCGGCTGTTCGACGTGACTTACCACCTCGTTGTGTGACGCACTTCGGCGGCCAGTACCGACCGGAGAAGTAACGACACGCGAAGTAGCGATGAGGGAACACACTTAGTTGGTGAACGCAATCGTGAAGCCAAGGTTGTTGATAGCGAACGTCTCACCGACAGCGACGTCTACGTTGCCTGCGTAGTCCACCCACCCAATCAACGGGTCATCAGCAACGGTGTCATCGTACAATGCTACGTAACGGAACTGTGGAATAGCTCCGCCAGTTGCCGTTATCGTCTTGTCTGTGAAGTCGCATGTATACGTGCTGCCTGAGTATCCTGATGCAGAGACGACTACCGTCACGCTGTCCGTATTCGTCTCCGAATGAGTCAGGTTAGCAAGAATCGTGTTCGTCGCTACTGGTGCCACCGAGCAGAGTGCCACCTTGAATGTGTCTCCAGTCGTCGGCGTGAAGTCCATCTTCTTCTCCGCCATGTACTCAGAGAAGGAGTTGAAGAAGTTAAGGGTATCGGATGGCATCGTTAAACACTCCCGTCCAGCGTCGTGATTGCGGTCCTGTTCCCGCTAGAGTCCACTGTTGCGACGATTCGGTTCTTCGAGTCCATCATGTCTCGAATCGCGACCGTCGTTCCATCTGCACCTGACAACTTACCCGCCAACGCAGCGAGCATGATTCTCAACGCCTCTGCGACCGTTATCGTTCCGAACGGTGTGTCCTCAAGGTCGTAGTTCATAGTGAGTGCCAGTATCTCTGCTGATGTCCAACACGGATGGGCACACTCTGCGTACGTCAGCGTTACAGACTGTCCAGTAAGAGTCAACTCGCCATGCGTGACATCCAACACCTTCGCGTGCAACAACGTGACGCTCTGTCCAGTCAGCGTCAACTGACCGTGTGTCACGTCAAGTGAGTATGCCCCGAGAGGTGTGTATGTCAGGTCTACAGACTGTCCAGTTAGCGTCAACTCTCCGTGAGTGACGTCTAACTTACGACTGGCGAGCAGAGTTACGTCTTGTCCAACTAGCGACAACACGCCGTGTGTAACACCCAACACACGGTTGACGAGCAGCGTGACACTTTGTCCAGATAGCGTGAACTGCCCATGCGTGACGGACAGGATGCTGGACTTCTGGAGGGTTACTGACTGTCCAGCTAACGTCAGCGTTCCATGTGTGACAGATAGAACGCTTGACTTGAGGAGTGTGACAGTCTGACCAGCGAGTGTTAACTGGCCGTGCGTTACATCAATGCTGTACGCGCCGCCGCCGGTCGCCTGCACGATCCCGACGCCAGGGACGATAGACGGATTTCCGGTCCCTGGATCGGTCCAGATCGTTAAGCCTGGAAGAATCCTCTCGGTCACGCGACGTAGACCCTCGGGTCAACGTACACGGTGAGGTCTGCTTTCCCGATCCCAATTCGTGCCCGTAAATATCCAATCTCGTCCACGCTCAGACTACCGATGCTTATCACATAGGCGTTGTCCGGAGCTCCCGCACCAGTCCACGCATCAGCAGCAGTCAATCCGGTAGCGCCAGTCAACGGCGTAGCACGCTTCGAGGATACAAACGTGTACTGCTCATAACCACTTGCATCCATGTATTCAACTTCCATCCAGACTTCGGAATTATCCAGAGTCTCGGTGCTGGACCCTACATACATACTGACAGTCTTGGTGCCGGTAGATGAGACCCACACCGGGATCCAGGGTGTAACAAACGGA